TCCGTCATAAGAGGACTTCTCGGTTTGGGAACAGTGGGTTTGGGAACAGTGGGTTTGGGACTTTCGAGCTGTGGAGCAGGACGAACCGGGACTACACCCTGAGTGAGCCATTCCGCTAATTCCTTCCCAAACTTCTCATCAGGACAATAAATCTCATGATCCTGGAATTTACCAGAACGATCTTTTATGATCGTGGCATAGTGCGAGTCATTGAGTTCCATGAGCATATCGAACTCATACTCTATCCCCTTCCCCTGCTCCGGAGCGAGACCAATTCTTACGGGTTTGGACTTACCGGTTTTTTCATCTTTTCCCGTTTCCCATTCAGTTTTAGATCTCATCGTGGCTATGATATGCATATTGGATTGGGTGATAGCCCGGATGAGTGACTTTTGCTTCGGAGTTCCATCACTCCAAGCCGACCAAGAATTGCCACGATACTTGGTTTTAGCAATCCGATCAATTTCTTCTAATAGCTCCTGCCACCCATGAGACAATGAGTCAATAATCAGGACATTATATCCCGCATTCTCGGCTGACTGAATCGCCTCCAGATAATTTTCAATCGTGGGCTTTTGCAGCGAAGTCACATCAAAATTAAAGGGGACAAACCCTCCAACATAATTCAAACCATCTGCATATCTGGATGCAGAATAATTCTCGGTGTCGATGAAGGCAATCCTGCCTCCGATACCGTGCGCAATTCGAAGGGCGGATGCGGTTTTACCCGCACCAGCCGGACCATAAATAGCAAGCCGAAGCTTGACTTGCTCCTTTACAGCTTTTTGAAATGTAATCATTTTTCCTCCTTTAGGAAATTATTTTATCCTTCAAACCCGGTAACATACCCGTAAATTAAGATAGCAATACCAGCAAGCATTGCTATCAGCATTAAGATGAAGCACAATATACCATCGCCGATCTCTGTATGAGACCAGCTCCAGAATTTATGATAGAGATTAGCTATCGTTCTGAACATTATTCCTCCTTTTGGTTTAATGCATTTTCCGTTACAGCCATTCCGCCATTCTTATTTACGAGAATTGTGGCACCGGGAGAAGGCAAAGGAACATCAGGAGTTGCCACACCCCTTTCCACAAATTTGAAATTATACTCGGTAAATACCTCACGAAGAAAAGGTAAAGGATTGACCCCAACTTGGTATGACCTCATTAGCCATCCATGGATACCCTCGGGGAAGAAATCCCCAAGAGTGACATCAGGATAATGCTCCCGCACTTCATCCACAGATAAGTCACGAACATAAGCAGGCATGAAACCGTTCAGCACCACATAGAAATTATTCCGGGCACGGGAATGATTAGTGCAGGGAAGGCGATAGCCACCGGTGAGATTATCGTCAATTTGGAAGGGTGGGAACTCCCGCAGGAGTTCCCCGTTGTTAATAGATTGTTTTTTCATTATTCCTCCTTAAAGTTATCATCTTGATATTTTATTATGCCACTCAGGGCTTGATCAATTTTATCCAGTGTTTCATTCCAATTTTGCTCAAAATAGAACATCTGAACTTCTTCACACCTATCACTGAAACTATTTTCGGGATGTTCTGCGAGATACCTTTCCCAATCCCCTGCATAGGCATTCTCGTTCCATATCTCTTTCAATTCATCCTCATCGAAGAGCTCTCTCCAGTCGATCCCATCATCTGGTTTCCCTGCTTCGAGAGTATAGAGAACCAGCATTCTCCCGAAATCATCATAGAAATTCCCGTGTGGGATATGTTCTGCTCTGACTTCATCATCGACGAAGTCATACACGAGAACGCCATCATAATATTCCGTGCGTTCTGCGAGAAGCTTCTCACCTATCTCATTGCATCCCATTTCATTGATGCGGGACATAATCGAATTGCGAAGATTTTCGGTCATTATTTGCTTTTTCATTTTTCCCTCCCTACTTTATGATGCCAAGAGCACGCTTGGCATCAATTTCGCTGATTACCTTAATTCCTTCGGGCTCGACTACACCATAATAGGAATAGTCATTTTTCCACGAAGCACTACTGCGATACCGAACTATTGTTCCCACCGGCAGATCACCACGAAATACAGCTGTGCCGGTGGCGTTTGATTTACGAGAATCATAGCTAATAGTTGATAAAAATTCATAATGGAATGAACCATTGACATTGGTTAGAATTGCGAAATATGGTTTGCCTTTCCTAATGTCCTGAACTGAACCTTCCCAATCAATGCTTACCATATTGACCGGCTTCCTGGATTCCAGAATATTCTGATACATTGCGATTCGAGCACGAAGCTCGTCATCGGTGAGGGCGGATGCAATCTCTACATCCTCGGGAGTGAATTGATCATTGAACTTTTCCATTTTATCCTCCTATAGGCGGGGATGGAAACCCGCTTTGTTTTGATTATTTTTATTTTTCAAGTTATAAAAAAAACCTCCGCCCTTGCCTTATCGGCAAGTTTGGAGGTTATCTCCGCCTCTCTTCTGATTATCCCCATTCAGGCGGAGGCATTGCCTGAACGAGGTTATATGTTATTTTACGAATCCGGGGATTGCTAATGAAGGCGTTCCAACCGGGTCATTATCATCAACCTCATAAGCAGGTTGATGCTCGTCATTAACGGTTACCACGGATATCTTTCCGTGAGAGTTTACAATAAACACCTTTGTTCCCGGCTTTTCCTCCGGGAATATTAGCAAATCGGGTTCTTCTCCAAATACGACTGGGATCTCGGTGAGCTTCCGCAACGCAGGAAGCGGATTCGCCCCGATCCGATAAGAGACCTTGAGGTAGGTCTCGAGTTCGTTGATTTCGATACCAAAGGCATCGAAAACTGACTGTTCATCGTTTTCGGTATCGAAGCCATCTAAGGCATTAGCTCCGAAGCGGTTAACCACTTCTTCAGTGGATATAGGGTAATCTTCGGATGGCAAGTGGTTTTCACAATAACAGTTTCCCAGCCCGTAATGCAGGGCTGACAAACAGTTTATTTCCCAAAGGCGCAATAATCCGTCTTCCTGAAACAATACTGCCGTGGGGATATTTTCCCCATATTGGTTTTCCATTGTATTCAAAACTTTTTCCATTTTTTCCTCCTATAGGCGGGTTGGAAAAACCCTGGTTTTATTTTGCGGTTTCCCGCATTCAATTCTTATAAACTTTCACACTATCGATAGTGCAAAGATATCAACCCCTGTTATCTTGTCAAGAGAAATCTTTGTTTTTTTGCATATTTTTTTATTTTTTTTCGTTTCCATTTTGACATTGGTCTTCATTGTGTTCTCCTTTATTTTGTTATTGTGTTTATCATTTCTTCTGCCAGGTGCTTGCGATCTCGCATTGCGAAACCGTAGCGCAAAACAGCAATCAATACTTCCATCTCGCCGGGAATTCCGCGAGACTTGACAGCATCAATGTGGTCAAGCAGATTCGGATAGCGAATTTCGCCCTTGCGCACCGGTGGCTCAGGATAGCACTCGTGGCAAAAGCACAAACGCACTGCATGCTGCGGCACATCTCCCGCCATTATGCGATCATAATATCCACATTCGCTTACTATACTATAATCCGGGACATATGTGAATCCGCTACCGTTACACCACGGACATGCAGGGTTGTGCACTACATTGCCCTGCGGATCTTGTTGTTTCTTCATGTCAACTCCTAAAATCTCACCTGCTTCATGTTTTTTATCCGCCAGCTATCATTAGTCATTGTGATTACCGAATAGTACTCTGCTATCCGATCCATCACCCGTGAACCGTATGCGGTAGCTATGCCGTCAATGGTCAGATTAGTGGTAATGATCGTAGCATTTCGCTTCCCTTCCTGATACATCTCGTATTGGCTTGAAAACATCCTGCTGAAATAGTTAGCGCTCGCTTCCGTGTCCATTTCGCAACCGAGATCGTCAAGTAGTGACAGATCATAATTGAGATAGCTTTCAGCTTTAGCAATGGCTTCAGTGCGCTCTTTTCCAGTGAGATTCAAAGCATTAAGATAATCCTGATACATCCCATTGGCGGTGGCACAGATATAGCTAAATCTGCCATTTTCATGATTAGATTCCAGTACATGATCGAATATAATGTTTGCCAATGCTGTTTTGCCACATCCTGGCTTTCCTGTGAGTAGTATAGCAAACTTCCCTGTAGATATCTCATTTTCCACATAGTCAATGAGTTTTTGGTTTTTCTGATACCAATCTGGATATTTCATTTGTAGGCCTCCAATAATTCTTTGCGCGTCTTTGGCTGTCCTGGATTAGCGTTCTTGCCCACTGATTTGCGATATTTGCCAATTATCTCATCCCGATCACCGGCAAACACCGGAAAGCCGTTCTGCCTGCTCAGGAACTCGGCAAGATTCCACTTGTATGAGAAAAAGCAATCAGGATCGTTTACAATGGCATGATAATTTTCTATGCCTTGCCTTATCTCGTCTATCGTGTATTCTTTGCAACGTTTGGCAACAGCTTTCTCAATGTCACTTGTGAGCTTCTTACACCTAAGTGACTTTGCATGAGCGTTCCAGCACTCTATGATCTCTTGAGTCGGAAGGCATTTCATTGGATTGATTGACTTTGTCTTTGGTTTCGGATCTGGCTCTGGGGTTGTCTTGCTTTTCAGTGTCTCAGAGCGCTTTATGTTGGCAAGTATCTCTTTACCTGTGCGCTTGTTAAATCCAGCCGAGAATATCCTGCCACCATCTGAGCACAACAGCCCAATGCGCAGCAGCTCGGAAGTGATAACGTTGAAATCATCAATATCAATGCCTAACGCGCATGCCGCGCCTTCGCAAAAAACGCTGTCCGCATCAATAGAAACATTGACATCGCCTGCTTGCCTGCCTAGCTCAACCAGATAGTAAACGAACACGCCAAGCCCAGCCGCACCGTGCTTCCGCAAAAGGATGCCAACGCGCGGATTGGCAAAGATTGCCGTGTCTATCTGCACGTAGCGTGGCGCATTCATTTCTGTGCCTTGTGCGCCAGAATAAAGTCGTCAAGATCACGCCGATCAAACAGCATGTCCTTGCCGCCTGGCCTGCTGGCAATCAGTTTTCCGCTCTTCACATATCGATGCAAAGTCACCACCGACACCCCGAGATATTCGGCAGCCTTCGCTGTGTTGCAGTATCGTTCATTCATCTGAACCTCCATTATCAAGTTATAAAAAAAACCTCCGCCCTTGCCTTATCGGCAAGTTTGGAGGTTATCTCCGCCTCTCTTCTGATTATTCCCATTCAGGCGGAGGCATTGCCTGAACGAGGTTATATCTCTTTAGTTTCTGAATACATCAAAAACGAAGCCCAGAATCCTGTCAAGCTTTTTCTATCAATTCCTATAAATTGCCATCAAAAAGCAGGTGCTCTTAGGTACTCTTAGGTGCTCTTAGGTGCACCCCTTAATATAATATAATCTAATATAAGAATAAGATAAAATAAAATAAAGTAATTCATCA